CTAAGAAAGCATTTTCTTGGAGATTAGCTGAAGATGAAGAAGAAGAAGATGCAGATGATGAAGAAGATGCAGATGATGAAGCAGATGAAGAAGAAACTCCTAAAAAGAAAGCTTCTTGGAGATTTGCTGAAGAAGAAGATGTAGAAGAAGAAGATGCAGATGATGAAGAAGATGCAGATGATGAAGCAGATGAAGAAGAAGAAGAAGAAGAAAAACCTTCTAAGAAAGCTTCTTTCTCTCCAAGACCTTCTTTAAATTCTCGTAAAGCATCTGTAAAGACTCTTGGGAACATCTCTCGTACAGCATCAAAGTCTGATTCTAATGAACTTTCAAAGTTATGGGAATCTGCACCTGATGTAAGCAAGTATTTTAACTAATAGTTGCTCCACTCTTTATAAAGTTAAAAGAGTTTAAATAATTAACTTTAGAGTTTGAAGAGTTTATAATTTTTCAAACAAAAATAAAAATATAGTCGGTTATTTATAATAATCTATCTATATAAAAGAGTCATATATATGAGTATAACTCTAAAACTTTCTTTTTAACCCTTCCACTTCCCTTGAAAACAGGGAGTAGACCTACATAGGAGAATAACTATGGCTCTACTTGGACAAGCTAGTGGTGGTTTTACTGAAAGCAACAGTGCATTGCGAATCCTTCATGTTGGTGTTCGTAATACTGTAACTCAGCTCTCTGCTGATGCTTTCACACAAACCAACCCTCCTACACAAGCAACTCATGTTACAACCGCTTCTGGTTTCTCATCACAAATTTTTGGTGTGTTGAGTGGTTCTGTTGCTTTTACTAGACCTGATGCTGATACAGCAACTGCTAACGGTGTTATCGGTGGTCCTAAAGCAGGTGATGCTGAAGATCATCTGCAAAGACCAGTTGGTATTTTCATTAATACCGCTAACGGTCAAGCATTCACCAATCAACCTGGTATCGCTTCAAATCGTGGTCCTTATGTATCTGCTCAAGGTACTTATGCTAACAAGCTCTATGAAACCAAGATTCTCACCGCTGGTGGTGATGGTGTCGCAGGTACTACTATTACCTATGTTATCGGTAGTGAATTAGCAGCTTCTATTAATGGTTACTTAACCAGCCATGTTAATACTGGTGCTGATGACCTTCATGATATCGCTGCAGGCTCCGGACCAGCTGGTGCAGGTTACTGGACTCTCGGTATTTTAACAATCGCTCCAGACTCAGCTTCTGACGAACTCGTTTACGATCAAAGAATTTAATAGGAGATTGTTAAAATGACTACAAATAATGTTGATAATGCAGTAAAGCAAAAAATTATTTCCGACTACATCAAGACCCCACAAGGTCGTGCTAAGTTAGCCGCTTCTATGACTCAACCACTCCGTTTGAGAAGAGATTATACCTCCGTTGGTCGTAAGACTTTCTTGGTAGAACAACTTCCTGACGGTGCTTTGCCAATCTATGACAAAGATCCTGATGTCACAGCATTCGTAGTTGGTGAAGAAGGTGAAAACATTCTCGCTATCACCAAGCCAAGAAGAGTGATTTTCCCTCTCTTTGAAATCGCTTCAAATCCTGAAATTCCTTTAACACAAATTAAGGAAAGACGCTTTGACTTGATCGAAAGAGCCCAAGATTTAGCTAGAGCTCAAATCCAAGCTGCTGAAGATGAAAGAGTATTCGCTATTCTTGATTCTGTTGCTACTCAAGGTTTTGATTCTCTTACCAATCAAAATGCAGATATTCCTGTTGTAGCTCCTTTAAATGGTGCTGTACTTGCTGATGCTTATTCTTTGATCGAAAGACATGATCTTCGTGTTGCTCGTGTATTCATGAATGCTCGTGATTATGCTGACATCAGAAAATTCGGTCGTGACATCTTGGATATCGAATCACAAGCTGCATTATTGAAGACAGGTCTTCAGGCTACACTTTGGGGTGCTCAACTTATCACCTCTCGTTTAGTTCCTGTCGGTACTGTTTATGTATGCTGTGAACCAGAAATGTTCGGTCGTATCCCAGTTCGTACTGAATTGACCGTTCTCTCTGCTGATGATCCTAAAGCTCGTACAATCGGTTTCTCAGTGTTTGAAAATCTCGGTATTGGTGCTTACAATCCTCGTGGTTTGGCTCGTTTGACCGTTACTCGTTAATAGTTAAACACTCGGTTTTATCGTGGGTAAAAAACCCCATGAGCCTTAAAAAGCTCATGGGGTTTTTTATTTTAATTTGAACCGTTCTCCTATAATCAGAAAAAAGAATTTGCAAAGATAGTATATATAATGTAATGTATACCTTAATAGGCTTTTGGTTGTTGGAGCTTATTGTTGAGGGGATATATAATGATATATTCTCTTAATAAATCTTGCATAGTAGAATATAATAATGTATATTAAGTATTAGATGGGTACTGCGTTGCTTTACTTATTTGTTTTGTTTGTTATAAGGGGAGATAGAAATGTCTCCCCTTATAATTTATTCTGAGCTATCTACTTTCTTGTCGTTTCTTCTGGTAGATAGCTTTGTGTTTAAGAGGGGTGTATGAATTATTTTCATACACCCCTTTTTTTATAATTAAAAAAGATAGTAAAGTAGTATAATGCTTATATGAGTATGTATATATAATACATAATGAATCTAAAAGGAGAATATCCAATGTCTGAGATTAATTTTTTCAAAGGGACTTTTATTAAAGTTCAAGCATCAACAACCATTCATTTAGGTAAGTTAGAAAGAAATCTATATCAAGGAGATATAGTCGAATTTGATGGTGTTACCTTAAAGATTGGAAATGAACAAGTAGTAATGCCTGAATTAAAATCAGGTGTAAAAAGAGGTTGGTTAAAGATTGTAGACGAGACACCTGTTGTAGTACAAGAAGTAGCTGCACCAGTAGTACAAGAAGAAGCACCTAAAGTACCAACTGCAGGAAAACCCAAAAAAGAAATGAAAGTTCAAAACATTTATGACGAAGAAAAGTCCGTTCATAATGTAAAGAAAGAAGCTACTGAACAACCTGCAAAGAAGTTCCCTTTAAAGGTAGAAAGTCAAGATGATGATATTCGACCAGTACACAAGGTAGATAGTAAGAGTGGAGCAACAGTAACAGGTGCAACAAGTGCAATGGATAATGTTTCAGCACAACAAGGTGCTGAATCAGTTAAGATTCCATTAAAGACAGCATCTAAGCAAAAATTAGTTATTTCTGATGGTAGTCAAATTACTAGAGAAATGGCAAAGTTAGAGAATTTATCTCGTGATGCTGTTATTAAGAAACCTGTTGTTGTAGTAGATCAACAAGAAGCTGAAGTTGTAAGTAAAGTAGGTCAAGCACCAGTATCTGTAGAAGAAGATAATTTTGAAGATATTGAGTTATCTGATTCTGATTCAGATTTAGAAGTATCTATTGAAGAATTATCTGAAATTATCAATAATGATTTACAAGAACTTGATAGTGAAGAAATTGTACCTGAATTAAGTCAATTTGAACAAGACTTACAAGCAGTACAAGCATTAGAACAAACATCACCAACAGGTGCAATTATTACAGGTACAGATACAAGTAAAGTAGTATCTGTAGATGGTATTGATTGGGATAAATCAAAGCATTGGCAACATCGTGTTAAGTTAGCGATTGAAAAGTATAAAGACAATCCTGATATGATGGATAAGATTAAAGCGATTGAAACAGATGGTGTAGTGAAAGCGATTGAAAAGGCTTTAGCTAATCAATAATAAGTTTATAGTCTCCTTTTATATATAAATTTCAATAAGGAGACCCCCCCTATGAATACCCAAACTTTAAATCGTATGATTAAAGCATCTTACTCTGCACCAAACGGTGCTCAGTTAAGAAAAGCCTGTTATGGCTTATTATCTGTAAAAAGCCGTAGAGCTTCTGAAAATCCAGCTGTTGCTCTAGAACAAATCGAAGAGTTACCTAAGCAAGAACAAGCTAAAGTAAAAGCAGATATTATTGCTAAAGCTTTAGTAGAAGAATCTGCTAAGGATCAAGCTAAGTTAGAACCTTACGGTTTAAAAGATGTTAAGAAATTTGTTGCTCAAAATCATTTGACACCAGAAGCTATTGAAAAAGAAGTAGAAAATGTTGATCCTATGGTTAAAAGAAGTGTTGAGGATCAAATATCTTCTCCTAAAGAAGCAGTTTCATTAGCAAGTACCGTTATTAGGTCAAGAACTTTTGAAGAATTAGCTGACTATTTAGATATGCCTTTTGATTGGCTTCAATCAAAAATTGAAAACATCAACTATTTTAAAATTGTTGTTGTTTGTATTGCTATTAAATATGTAGTACTTACAGCAATAGGTGCAGCTGCAACTGGTGCTGGTGTAGGTACATTTATTTTAGTAGGGATTTATTTTGTTGCTAAGAAATTAGCTATTCCTCTAATAATTTATTATTTTTTCGGAAATGTTATTGACTGGATTCAAAAGAGATTCAATATGCTTTTGAGTTGGGTACTTCTTCTTGTACCTAGAGTCTTTATTACCATTTTTAAAGGTATGGGTTGGCTCATAGATAGTGTATTACATAGCCTTAAAGGTGCTTTTAGTAGATTTTTCAGTCGCCAAGCTAAAATAGCTATGCAATCCCCCCAATTTAGAAAAGCTTATTATAGCATTTAATACTTATTAAATAGTCTCCCTTATTCTATATATATAAATTTCAATAAGGAGACCCCCTATGAATACTCAAACTTTAAATCGTATGATTAAAGCATCTTACTCTGCACCAAATGGTGCTCAGTTGAGAAAAGCCTGTTATGGCTTATTATCTGTAAAAAGCCGTAGAGCTTCTTTAAAAAGTGCAGATGGTCAATTAATGGAACAAATGGAACAACTCCAACAATTACCACAAGAAGAACAAGCTCAAGTAAAAGCAGAAATTGTAAAAGAATCTTTAGTTGTTGCATCCAAAAAAGCACAACAAAAAGGTAATCAAATGGGTTTATTACATATTCGTAATTTCTTAGCCAAAGAAGGGATTTCTTTGGAAGAAATGGCAGATATGGTAAAAGAAGTAAAAAATCAAAAAGAATTGTTAAATGCTGCTAGAAAAGTAGCTAAAACAGATGTTGAGATTATTGTTCTTTCTGGTAAAATTGCTAAATCTTTTAGTTTTGAAGAGGTTGCTGATTATTTAGATATTCCTATTGATTGGATACAAAGACAATTTCAAGATACAAACTATCTCAAATTAGTTTGTCTTGCAGTATTGGTTTATACTCTCGTAGGAATTATTTTTGCAGGTGCAGGTGCTGCGCTACCTGTGATCGTAGGTGCTGGTGGTGTAGCTTTATTCGCTTTAAAAGGTATTGGTGTAGCCATGATTCCTTTACTTTTAGAATTTCTCTTAGGTAATGTTGGTAAGTGGTTACAAAAGAGATTTGGTATGTTATTAGGTTGGGTTGCTACTATTATACCACGAGCTTTTGCTTTGATTGTAAAAGGTGCCGGTTGGTTATTGGATAAATTCTTTAGTGGTGTTGGGAGTGCTTTTAGTAGTTTCTTCAGTCGCCAAGCTAAAATCGCTATGCAATCCCCCCAATTTAGAAGAGCTTATTATAAACTTGTTTAAATTTTAATTTATACTCTGTTATTTATATATGAAAATGAAACTATTAGGAGAAAAAGCTAATGCGATATAATAAATATGCAATGCCAGTAGATCCTAGAGTCTTAGAAAAAGATTTTGAGACGGATACTACGGTGAATTTAAATAGTCTATTAAGGCAAATTGAGAAATTATTTCCTTTAAAGAAAGCAAACCCTTTATATCTTAAATTAGTTAACAATGCTTTTTGGACACTATGGAAACAGATTGATCATAAATTAGGTATCAATTTAAGAGATCGTGAAAAATTAGTTCCACACTTTACCTTAATGGGTGAATTAGTACCCCCTAAAGATTTGAAATTTGCTTTTCGAGGTGCCCGTCTATCTTCTTACGATCCCAATCTTTTAAGTAGAACTTACCCTAATATTAAAAAAGATGAAGTTATTAAATCCCCAAAAGACCCTGAAGTATTAGCTCATTTACAATCATTAGCTTATGGTTTAAGATCTTGGTCAGACGATAAAAATGTTGCTAGAAATTGGGCTCTTGGTAACAAAGGAAATGTTATTGACCCTACAAAAGATAAAGTCGTTTTTATTTGCAAAAAACCTAATGTCTTATTTGATGTTGGTCGCTACTGGGATGCTCTTGATAAACATCAGTATGAAGAAACAGAAAGATGGGATAACCAAGATAAAGCTCCCTTTGATTATAATGAAAAAATAATCTACCTTAAAAACCCTAAAATTAAAGAAATTCATTTTGGACAATCTACTGGCATCTGGTATGTTGTAGTTTCCGAATCATAAATAGTATTTAATTTATAATCTTCTCTATGTTTATATACACACAATATAGAGGACTATAATAAAATGAAAAGACAAGCATCAAGCCAAGCATCATGGTCTTTATTAGCTGAAGGTGTTACATCAGCAAGAGTTCAAGCACATAGAGTAAGAGCATCTGTTATTCAATTACAAAATGCTATTAAAGGTACTCCTTTAGAAGAAGAACTTCAAAGATTATGTGGCGATGTATTACTAGCTATTCCTAGAGCTGCAGAAGTTATTGAAAAAGAATTAGACAGAACTAATTATGCTTTAATTAAATTAGGTGAAGGTTTTTATCGTTCTCGTTTACCTATTGAAGATAGAGAAATTGTAGAAATTTCTTCTAAATTCAATCCTTATCCAAGTCCCAAAAAAGTTGCTCATAGATATCTTAATTCTAAGAGATAAATAAAATGACAGATAAGTATGGGTATAGGGTACCAGCACAAGAGTTAGCTGGTGTTAAGACATGGGTAGAAAAAGAAAAAGTAAAAAAACCTGCACCTGAAAAAGGTAGGGAACAATATGAGGATGGAAAACCTCAAAGGGATAGGGTATTGCCTTTACCTAGTGGTCATCCTGAAGGTCGTGATGTAAAAAAATATAGTCCAGGTGCTATGAATACACCTAGTGATAGCCAAGACAGTCCTTTAAAACCATCTAAACCTTATGCCTTATCTAATAAACCTATGGGTAAACCTGTACATAAATCACCTAGAACTACAGGTGTACCTGGTGAACAATATGGACATCCATATATAGATATGGGGACTATTGTAAATCAGAGAAGAACAATGACGGCGAGTGATGATATTTTAATAGCAGATATTAACTTTAGAAAACACCCACAATATCCAGATAGACAAAGAAACCAACAAGGTGAAGCTAAAAGATATTACAAGAATTGGTATAGGAAGAATAAGAGATTCGTTAAAAGAAGAATGAGGACATATAATAGAGAGAATAGGGTGGAAATAAAGAAATACAATAAAAAGAGAAATGATGCACCTGAAAAACACACTCGTATAAAACCATATGGTGTGAGAACTATAAAAGAAAGAAATAAAGAGGCTATGATTATGAGAGTAGCTAGTATGTACTTAGAAGCTAGACCAAAATCAGGTCCTGGTAGTCATAGTGGTCCTGGTGTGAAAAGAAGAAGACCTTTAAGAGGTATGGCTAAACTTAAAGCTAAACAAAACTATATTAAAAACCGATTACAAAAACTAAAGTACCAAAAACAGTACTATAAGAAAAACAAAAGGAAAATTGAAATGTATTACAAGAAAGCAAGTGATAACAAGCTCATGTATTTACAAATGTTATTAAGTGGTTTAAGAGCTGCTCATTTTGCACATTGGACTACACATTGGCAAGTTAAAGGTCAACCTTTTTATGGTGATCATTTACTTATGGAAAGACTTTATACAGGAATTGTAGACGATATAGATACCTTAGCTGAAAAGATTGTAGGTATGTATGGTTCAGAAGCTGTTGAACCTGTGAGTCAAATTGACCAAATGTCAATCTATATTAGGGGTCTTGTATCTTTAGAAAAAGACCCTTTACATAGAGCTTATTTAGTGGAACAAGGTTTACAACAATTATTTACTTTTATCTATAATAAGCTAGAAGGACAAATGTCCTTAGGTTTAGATGATTATATTATGTCTACAGCTAATGCACATGAAACTAATGTATATCTATTGAAGCAAAGACACAGCTAATGAAATTCAATATAAGAACGGCAGAAGTAAATCTTTGTGAAACAAATGATAGTACTTGTAAAGATAATTTAAATTTATCAAGAATTGAAATGCCTGTAATAGAAGAAGATTTTTTAAATCTTTTAGAAGATGGTATGTTAGATATACAAGAAGTACCTAATAAAGCTAAGGGTCCGTATATAAATAGTGGTAAGGGATTAGAAAAGAATAAAGTACAAGTAGAATATACTAATATAGATGTTAATCTTTTAAAACCTATACAGAAAGAGATATGGTTAAGTAAAGCTATAAAAATAGCTTTCTCAGAAAAAGATATAAAAGAACCTATAATAGTATCTAAGGATTTATATATCATAGATGGACATCATAGGTGGGCGGCAATATTATTATTAAGCCACTTTAATGAAACAGATTTAGTCAAAATCTTAACTTTAGCTGTGAAAGATAAGATTGAAGATATACAAGATATTTTTTTAACCAAGAGAACTAAAAAAAAGAATATGCCTTGTATGAAAGTTGATTTAAACGGAAAAAAGCTCTTAAAGATAGCCAATGCGTACACTGATGCAAAAGGCATTAAAAGAAAAGAATAGTGTTTTTATATCTAATACTCTTATAAAAGGAGTCATAAATATGATAAATAAAGTAGCAAACCATTTAATAGCTAGTATTAAGAATAAGCAATCTAAATCAAAAATCAATAAGTTAGCAAAAATTTTGTTTAGAATTGCTAGTGAGTCTTTATACAAAGAGAAAGTAATTGAAAATTTTATCGAAATGTACAGTTCATTGGATGAATCATTAATTTCTTATATTAGTGATGGAAGAAGAAATGTGTTTTATGTAGATGAAGATAATGTAAAACCTATAAAAAAGAGTAGGTTATCTTTAGAATTACTAGCTCAGATGTTGAGAAACCGTTCTGTTGAAGAAATAGAAGAATTTTCTAATGCTTTAGCTGAAAATAGAAATACAAACACAAAAGAATTACAAAGTGTTGTAAATCAAGTCACAGGAAATATTTATAACATAGATATTGTAAATACAAATAAGAGAGATGCAGAGAATAAACCTTTAGAGTACAACTTTACTTTTCATAAAATATATCATTTTGGACATAGACAATATTTAAGAGAAGTTACAGAAAAAACATTATATAAAACTTTAGTTTTTCTATCTAGGGCATTAGTGCAAGGTTGGGATTGGTTTGTAACAAATATGCGAGGAGATAGGATGAGATATACTACACAAATAGAACATCCTTTAGGGGGTAAGGTAGTAATTGTTTTCAGTCTAAAAGATAAAGTTTTAACACCTAAGAAAAATATCTCTATTGATTTGATTTCAGTATTTCCTACTTATAGTCCACCACCAAGATACTTTGTAGACTCTAATATCAAGTTATTAAATCAGGTAGAATTATCTGATGAGAAATGTAAAGTGAAACCTCAAACACAACTTGAAACAGAAATAAGTTTTTTAAAATCCCCTAACTCATATTCTATAAGTGAATTTGTAGATCTTTATTCTCGCATTCAAAAAGAAAGACAAGAAAAAACACTTAAAGTTACATACAAGAATATAGAAAACCAAGCGGAAAGATTAGAAATTTCATTCCCCAAAGAATTAGAATTTGCTGTAGGTTCAGATAATCTTAAAAGACTTGCCCTAAGATTAGGTGTTATAATGAGTGATCCCGAGATCGCCTCAACACCTTCTTTGAAAATTAAAATTCAAATTCCTTGTTCCCAATGTAGATACCCTTCTACAGGTGCAACATCTACAAAAAATGTAGATATTAATTTAAACATTCAAAATATGCTACCTTCAAAAATTAAGATTGTTTCTTTTGAAATGAAAGAATCTAGAGATACACCTTCTCGTTCATGGTGGGAACTTAAAGTTGTTTAGGCCAGATATAATCTAATTCTTCACTAACACCTTGAAAATATAACCTATAATATTCAGGTTTCTTTTGTACTAATTTACTTTGATGACTAATATGTACTTTCTTATCCCCCCACCATTTAGGTTTATTAGTATCTCTTGCAAAT